AGCCGGCTGTCAAGCCCAAAAGGACGAAATTAATTAATTATTTTCTACGTTTATGTCGAAGAAAAAATACAAAATAATAAAGCCCATCGGATTCTCCGGCCGCCGAGAAATCGGCGAAATCGTAGAAATGACCGATGAGCAGGCACGCGCTATTGGCAATGAATACATTGCGGTGGAGCCCGAACCCGCGACCGCGGGCGAAGCTTCTGATGTCATGGATAATACCGTGACAGAAGAAGTAAAGGTCGAGGGCAAGCCGGCTGTCAAGCCCAAAAGGACACGTAAAGCCAAATAACAAACAAAATCATGCGCAGCGTATATGACGGGATAAAAAATATACAGGCAGTTGACCCTATAGCGGCCAGCGCGGCACAAACGTCCGATGCCATCGATACCATGGGTTTTAACTCAGGTGTCGTTGTTGTCACTAACGGAGCCGCCACCGGCACACCGGACAGCTACACTGTAAACGCTAAAGTTACGGAATGCGACACTTCCGACGGACAATTTACTGATGTTACTGGCGCGGCAATCACAGAGATTACCGCGGACGGCAAGATCGCGAATATCCGGTTAGAAGGACTCGGCACAAGCATTGAGCGTTATATCAAGGTTGTTGTAACTCCTGCCCTAACCGGCGGAACTACACCGAAAGCTTTGGTTGGCGCGACTGTCCATCTTGGACGCGCTTATACCGAACCGGTTGGCAACGAACAATAAATCGAGTTTTGGCGACGCGTCCTTTCTTACGGGAAGGGCGCGAATACGAGAACTTAATTAAACAAAATCATGGCAGATCAAGAAACAATATTAAATTACGCGTTAACAACGCTTACCAGGATTAAAAACCGATTGGTGATCACCAGCACGGGGCATGACGCTGTTTTGCAGAGAATAATAAACGCCGCCACGGACTTTTTAGAGGGTGAATGCAACAGACGCTTTTTATCAACTGCTTATGCCAATGAAGTTTATTCAGTTTACGCTGACAGCCAGGAATATTTATTGCTGAAACAATCGCCGGTTTCTGCTTTGACAAAACTTGAATATAGGGCCGGGACGCCATCAAATCCAGCCTGGACGGAATTTTTAGCGGATAATTACGAATTATTGGAGGATGGGAAATCGGGGATAATAAAAGTTTATGGCGGGCTATCCAAGGGAGCTAATTCGGTCCGTGCAAGTTACACGGCCGGATATCTTATTAACTTCGCCAATGCGGGAGATCTGACAAAGCATACATTACCGGCAGATCTGACTGATCTGTGCGAGAGATTGGTTATCAGGTGGTTTAAGAGGAGAGAGGCAGAGGGAAAATCAAGCGAAAGCGCTCAAGGGGATAATATTAACTGGCAAGCAGATTTGAACAAGGAGGATAAGGAAACATTGGCAAGATACAAAAAGTTGCCGATGTTTATCTGATTCATGGCTAATTTTGAAGTGAAAATCGAGGGGTTGGACAGATTAAAAAAAGCTTTTCAAAACTACCCGAGTATCAGCGAGCCGGTTTTACAGAGAGCAATAGAGGGGGCGCAGGCGGTTTTGGGAAAATATACATTGAGAGACAATCCTATTCCATGGAAAACAGGCAGATTACTACAATCATTTACGTTTTATAAAGGAAGACTTTGGGCGAAGTGGATGCCGACAGCTAAATACGCTATTTTCGTCCACGAAGGAACAGGGCCGCACGGAATATTTCCCCGGACAAAAAAAGCGCTGGCTTGGGAAACTGGAGGATCATCAGGATATGCCACAAGCCGGAGCGGCAGGAAATATTATAAAAGCACGCAGGGAAATATGACTTTTTCAAAACGGGTTCAACATCCTGGATACAGAGGAAATCCGTTTATGCCTAAAGTTATAAGCCGGGCGCAAGGAGATATTAATAATTTATTTGTTCGAGCATTAGACCAAATTAATCAAGAAATAGCAAGGAGCACGAAATAACATGGCTTCAAAATCATCAGAAATTAAAACAAAAATAAAAACGCTGCTGGACGCGCTGGTTACAGCTGGAACTCTGGGGGAGGTAGTTGAAGACGACTTTAGGGAAAGCAACCTGTTTGACCGCGATTTAAGCGCGTTTCCGGCCGCAATTCTGACTTCACCGTCTATATCTGGAGATTATTTGACGAGTAATGAGAATATGCGGACTTACACTTTTGAGATTGTTGTTTTGCAAAAAGGGGAGAATATCGCCAGCGCAAGCGAGATTGAAGATTTGGCTGAGGCGCTTATGGATAAATTTGACAATGATCCGACATTAGGAGGGAAAGCCGATGGAGCAGTCGAACCGTCGGCTACAAATCCCGCGCCGGTAACGGTCCGGGGAAAGACGCTTATTGTTTTCTCGATAACCTTGAAAGCAAAAGCGTCAATAACATTAACATTTTAAAATCATGCAAACAAAAAATAAAAACAAAATGATGGTTTCGCCTGAAATAAAAGCGCAATCGCAAGAATTCCATTTTCCCGGCGGACTGGAATTTAAGCCGACAACCATCGTCGCTAACAGCCGGGAAGAAGCCGAGAAAATTTGGCTTAAACAAAGAATAAAGGTCGGCAGTGAAAAAATAAGAAAGGAACAAAATCATGAGTAAGGGTATTGGAAAAACATTCGGATTCGGAATAGCCAAAGAAGCAACGCGCGGCACAGCTGAATCAACGGCCGATTTTTGGATTCCGTTTGAAGAAATGAATATTGATGAAAAGGACACGAAAATTGTTGATGAGAACGCATACGGAGTAATTGAAGATTCTGTCAGCCAATCAATAGTTAAACAGTGGGCAGAGGGCAATGCTAAACTGCCGGTTTATGACAAATCAATAGGGCTGATTCTTCTTTCTCTGTTTGGCGACGTTGATTCAGCGGCTCATTCTGGAGAAACTTTGGCTTATGACCATACTTATTCCGTGTTGCAGGATTCTCAGCATCAATCGCTGACTTTATTCGTTAACGATCCGTTGTCCGGACAAGATTATAAGCACGCATTGGGAGTTGTATCTTCGTTGGAGTTGTCTTACGCATTGGGTAAATATATCGGGGTAACCCCGAGTTTTAAAGCAAAAAAGGGCGAAACAGCGACTTTGACCCCGAGTATTTCCGTTGAGAATAAGTTTTTATCCCAGCATGTGTCTTTCAAACTAGCTGCTAACCAGACGGGATTGGACGCGGCAAGTGCGATCAATGTTAAATCATTAAGTTTAAAGATAGATCAGGGCATTACCGATAACGATGTTTTAGGAAGCATTGCCCCGGACGATTTCCTGACAACTCAATTTTCCATTGAGGGAAATGTTGAATTGGTTTGGGAAGCTGAAACCTATAAGGACATGGCATTAGAGGCAACGGAAAAGGCGATGCGGATTGATATTAAAAATTCTGATGTAACCATCGGGACTGCCGCAAATCCTCAATTGAAAATTGACTTGCACAAAGTCATATTCAAAGACATTACGAGGCCCGTTAAAGTTAAGGATTTGGTGATGCAAACTTTATCATTCAAGGCGCATTACAACATTACCGACAGCAAAATGGTTACAGCTGTTTTAACCAATTTGCAGGCGAGCTATTAAAACAAAAATCCCCGGCTCCTTGCGGGGCCGGGGATGAGCTCTTTGAATTATAACGATATATCTTCTGGGCGATAATAGCAGCGGCAGCCTGGACCAGCGAATTTTTTGATTATTTCTTTGCCATCTTCGTCTTTGGCAACCTCGTGCCAAGCCCAGCATTCCTTGCAAGGCAGCGGTTTTTCTTTCAACGCTTGATCAATAGTGTATATTTTCTCATCAAGTTTCTGACATTCTCCGCATACCATATTATCTTTCCCAGTGTAAATTTTTATTGTTTTGACCAAACCAGTTGATTGCCAATTTCTCAATTGCATTTCGTGAAATGACTGTAAATAACCAATAGGATTTTTTCTTTCTTGTCGAACAATCAGCGTCATATTGAAATAGACGGATGACAAACCCTGAAAATCGTTTTTTGCGCTATATAATCTCACAAGCTGATTGAGAATCGCAAATTTTACATCATTTATTTTCGGTTCTTTATTAAATTTCTTCGACAACCTGTTTTGAATATTGACTATATCGCTGGCCATTAAAGAATCTTTAAACTGATAGAGAATATCATCGTAATCTGACAAATCTTCTTTTGGGATAATTGATTTTATTCTAAATTTTTTAAAAACAGATAAAAGCGACATATTAAAGTAAAAAATTATTTTAAAAGTCGACCTTTATTAAAAGTAAATAACAAAAACATGGATAGAGAAACAAAAAAACTAAATACGCCAAGTGGCAAAGAATTTGAGATTAAAACATATTTTACCGCCAAAGAAAGGAATCAGTTAAGAAGCGTTTATTTGAGCGCGATGAAATTTGATATTGGAGCGGATCAGCCAGCCGCCACGGAAATTTCAGGGGCGGTTATAGAACAGGCTGAAAGCAAATTAATCGAACTGGCAACGGTTTCTTACGATGGGAGCGCGGAAAACATTTTAGACAGGATTTTAGACGGCGAGCCGGGCGATTACGATTTTATCGTGGCTGAAATAAACAAAATCGGCGCTGGAAATTTTCAGAGGGCGAAATAGCATACATTTGGCAGCGTTATTTCGCCTTAGGACAGGCCGAATTGAAAGTTGAGATGATAGCGGCCTTGATATGCCGTGAATACGGCTGGACATGGCAGGAATACCAAAATCAGCCAAGTTGGTTCATCGATATAATCTCAGAAATGATGAAAGCGGAAGGAAAAAATAAATAAATTTTATTTATTCGAAAGTATCCAGCGTTGGGCTTTAGTTGCCCAGGGAAGAGGCAATTTGACACTAGCAAGAGTTGTTCCAGATCCGACTATTTTAAGCAGTCCTTTTCCAAAACCAACCGTATCAACGACAACGGTTTCAATTTTACCAAGTTCGACAACAAAATTCTGAGCATAAACTGATTTATAAGTTAAAAAACCGTCTTCAATAATCAGCTTTTTGCCCGCAAGTATTCCGCCAATATTATATTTTAAAGTTTTCTCTGGCATTTGTAGATAAAAATTATATAAAACGACCTTTTTATTTAATTAATCATTAAAATCTGATTATGTCAACAGCTACAAGCGAATTATCAATATTAGTTACGCTGAAAGACCAAGCATCGGCCGCAATGAAGCAAATGTCTGGCAATTTTGATCAGGCGGTCAGCGCGTCAAAAAAGTTTGGATTAGGGCTGGCTGCCGCCGCAACAGCGGTAGGCGGCTTTGGAATAATGGCGGTTAAAAGCGCGGCTGATATGGAGCAAACGCAGATAGCATTTGAGACAATGCTTGGATCCGCGGAAAAAGCGAAGAGTTTTTACGCTGATCTTGTTAATTTCGCTGCCAGGACGCCATTTGAACTAAAAGGGCTTGAGCAATCATCAAAACAGCTTTTGGCTTATGGATTTACACAAAATGAAGTATTGCCGAATTTAAAAGCCCTGGGAGATATTGCCGCGGGAGTTGGAATGGATAAACTGCCTAACCTTATTATGGCTTTTGGGCAGGTTAAGGCGGCCACTAAATTGACAGGGATGGAATTAAGGCAATTTACGGAGGCGGGAGTTCCTTTGCTTGATATGCTGGCAAAGCAATTAGGCAAGCCGGTTTCAGCCATCCAGGATATGGTTTCAGCCGGAGAGGTAGGTTTTCCGGCAGTGCAACAAGCAATGCAAAGTTTAACCGGAGAAGGCGGGAGATTTAATAATTTAATGGATAAACAGGCAAAAAGCTTAGGCGGGATGTGGAGCAATTTGCAGGACGCGTGGGAACAATTTTTAAGGGGGCAGGGAGCCCAGTTGTTAGATTGGGGAAAGAAATTTGTCACTATGCTGATTGATTTAGTCCAAAACAAACTCCCGCCACTGATACAGAAAACGCAGGAAATAGTTGAGTGGTTCGGAAAACATAAGGAAGCTATATATATCGTGGCTGGAGCTATTCTCGGCGGGTTGGTTCCGGCAATTTACGCGGCGGCCTTGGCATTTGGAGCTTTAGCGTCGGTATTATTGCCATATATGATTGGAGGAGCAATTATCGGAGGATTAGTCGCAGGAATTGTTTGGATAGTAAAAAATTACGAGATGCTTAAACAGAAAATCGAGGATATTTGGAACGGTATAAAACAATTTTTTTCGGTTATCTGGGACGCGATAAAAACGGTTTTTGAATTTGGAATAGCAGTGATTACCGGAATTGTTGTCGGATTATTCAACGCGATGGGGATTGATATAGTCGGCATATTCGAAAATATAAAAACGGTTCTTGTCGGCGCCTGGGACGCCATTAAGACGATTGTTTCGGCTGGTTGGAACTGGCTGATTGACAGTTTCAGGGAGTTTACAAAGCCTATTCAGGACGCCTGGAAGAATATGTGGAATGGAGTCAGCGGGATTGTCGAACAAATTTGGGAAGCAGCTAAAAACACAATGAAAGGCGGCATTAATTGGATTATAGAAAAGATTAACGGGTTGATTGAAAAAATAAACAGCGTGGCTAAAACAGGCGCGGATATTTTACATATTTCGGCGCCGCAAATTCCAAAGATTCCATTATTGGCAGCGGGGGGAATTGTTACAAAACCGACACTCGCTATGATCGGAGAAGCTGGCCCGGAGGCTGTTATTCCTTTGAGCCACGGGCCGGCTTATGCCGGAATTGGAGGAATCACGATTAATATTACCGGCAATACTTTTATGTCAGACAGGAGAGCGGCCGAGAAGATAGGGGATATGATATTCGATAAATTAAAGCTGAATTTAAAACTATAAAATGGATATTCAAGTCTTAGTTAATTCAATAGATAAAACGGATTTCATCGATTGGACGACATTTTCAAAAGAGGATGTTTTGAATTCGCAAACCGACAGTTTAACCTTTACAACAAAAAAACACGGATCAATCACATGGAAGCCGGCCGCGGGAGATGAGATTGTTGTTATGGACGGAGCAGATAAGATTTTCGGGGGAGTAGTGGTTCAGGTGGATGAAAGTATTGCCGGTTTGACTTTGGAATATCAGGTTACTTGCAAAGACTGGACGCAATATTTAGACAGGGTTTTTGTTGTTGAGAATTTCCAAAGCCAAACAATCGACCAGATTATTGATTATATCAATACAAATTATTTGACCGGATTTACGATTGAAAATGTTTCGTGCGACATTTTAGTTCAGTCAATTTCTTTCAACAGATTGCCGGTTTCAAAATGCCTTCAGCTTTTAGCGGAGCAGGTGAATTATAACTGGTATGTCGATTACGACAAAGACATCCATTTTTTCGCTAAAAATTCCGAAGCAGCGCCGTTTTCACTGGATGACACAAGCGGAAATTATATTTTTAACAGCTTGAGAATTACGGATGACATCAGCCAGATGAGAAACAGGGTTTTTGTTAGGGGAGGGGAAATGATCGGGAATTCTTTGACTGAAAATTATGTGGCTGACGGATCGCAAAAAACATTTCCTTTAGGACATAAGTTTTCAAGCGAACCAACGGTTACGGTTGGCGGAGTAAGCCAAAATGTGGGCATTGAATTTGTTAATAAAGATGAGGATTTTGATTGTCTCTGGGATTATAACCAAAAATCATTGCGGTTTGTTAACGCGCCGTCAGCCAGCGCGGCCGTGGCAATTACAGGAACGCCTAAAATACCTATTTTAGTCCAGGTTCAGGATGACAACTCAATCAGCCAATACGGAGCTTATGAATACGCCATAACCGATCAGACGATTTTATCGAAAGAAGAGGCTAAACAATACGCCATTGCTCAGCTTGACGCATACGCGCAACAAATCCAAGAGGGGGAATTTTCAACTTATCGGGGCGGTTTGCGGTCTGGCCAGGTTATAACAATTCAGTCGGACATTAGAGAGATTAGCGAAAGCTTTCTTATTCAAAAAGTATCGTTGCAAATGATCGGGTATAACAAGGGGCAATATGAGGTTGGCATTGCCACTTTGCGAACAATGGGAATTATAGATTTTTTGCAAAAATTGCTGTTATCGCAGAACAAGCAGATTGTCGTTAGCAGCGATGCAGTACTGGAAAAATACTACAGGGACAGCCAGCAAATAAGCGTTACGGAAGAGATCTCTTTGCACACGAATATGCAAGATCACCAGGATGTTGCCGTTACGGAAAAAATCAGGGCAAATCCTTGGCCGGCTGGAGTTGAATTCGTCCTGGCGCCATACGTTCCAACCGATGACGACGATAATAAAAGAGAGGGAATATTAGACGTTTCAATGTTTGCTTATTAATTAATTTCAAAAACATGGACAAACAAAATGTAGAAGTTTTAGGGGAAATTACAGCAAAATTTTACGATCAGACTACGCTATATAAATGGCAAAAGCTTTTTAATAAGTTTATTTCAGCTTTCCGGAAACAATGGCCAAGGATGATGAGAATGTATCAATTGGGAGAATTAATAATGGTTGATAAACACACGAATGTTATCTGCGATGCTGGATTTAACGCTGTTTGCCGCCGATTGGCCAACGATATAACTTATTCGGGGATTATAAATTACATGTTATTGGGGACTGGCGCAGGTTCGGCTGCAGCCACGGATACACAATTGATTACTGAGGCGTATCGTAATGCTGTCGCTTCCGGCACAGCCAGCGGGCGTATTGCTTTTTTAATGGCATATTTCACGGAAACAGAAATAGACGGAACTTTCACGGAGTTTGGCAACGTCATTGATGGAGAGGCGGGAGCGGATACAGGATTGATATGGTCGCACCTGGCTGGATTGAATTGGGTTAAAACAAATACGATGGCTTTGGTCGTGGATTGCCAATATTCATTCGCTTCAGTATGAAAAAACTAACTATAACAATCAATGTTGAGAACGAGGTTGAAGCCTATAAGATAGTTTCACGGCTTGGATTTGAGCACAAAATTATTGAGGCTGATTTAAATGGGTATGCGGAAAAATTTAATAAAACCAATCAGCCGAATATGTTTTTAAAAGACAATAAAAAAGTCGCGCCAAATATCTTTAAAAAATTAATCAAATAAAAAAATGAAAATTTGGAATTCCGAAAAAATACTATCTTCTGATTTAAACAATAATTTTAATGAAGCAATTGCTCCATACGCAGGCGATGGGTCTGATAGCGATGTTACGATTTCCGTAGATACGACTTTAACACGAGATATGTTCTATGACAATTTAACCGTTAACGCTGGAATAAAATTGACGACAGCCGGTTATAAAATTTTTGTTAAGGGAATTTTAACTAATAATGGGACGATTGACAGAAGCGGGAATATAGGCACTAAGGGTAATGATGGCACTTCAACCACAGGAGGAAATGGAGGCCCGGGTGGAGCGGCTTTAGCGGCAGGCACTCTTGCTGGAGGATTAGTTGGGGCAAATGGCGGCAAG